TATAAATTGCTTCATTTTTACCTACGCGGATACGACGAATATAGTAATCATTGTGCCAAGCGTGAATACCACTTGATGTACCTAATACTAATGATGTAGTACCACTTGGTTTAACACATGTTACACGAGCTGCTTTATTAATACCTAATACCTCAGCTAAACGAGAGTTTTCTTCAGTAGCAATTTTAGCTGCCTCTTTTAAACTAAAATTTAATACAGCACCTGAGGCAATACCAGTCATTCCAATACCTAATAATGCTTCTTTTTCTGTTGTTTTCTTCCATACATCTCTTAGATAATGGAAATCAGTATATGATGCTTGTAATGTACCAATGAATGATGCTGCTTTAACTCTAGCGTTTAAATCCTCTTGTGATTCAATGGTTGAGGCATTTACTTCACATAGATTACAGAATTGATTTGGTTTCAAGTTAATTTCAGCGCATGGGTTAGTTCCAGCATCTTTATCGTTTGAGAAGATAAATCCTGGTTCACCTGAATTACTTAATTCGATTTTCTTCCATAAATTAAGAAACACATCTTTTTCAATCTTAGATTTAATTAATACAGCTGTATTATTAGCTCTTCCACGTTGTGGATTATCTTCCCACCATGATCCAAACTTACATGTTAACATTTCCTCATCATCTAAATTAAATAATGCAATGAGGGCAGCGCGACGAATACCACCTGATAATACAGCATCAGCTAAATGACAGATGATATCATGACATTCAAGTGATGTGAGTTGTTCACCATCTTTTTTTCTGTCTAATATTGCTTGTACATGTACTAAAGCTAATTTAAGTGGTTCTGGACCAGGTGCTTTACCACCTACAGTAATTAATTGAGCACCTTTAGGACGAATATCTCTAAAATCAAATAATGGAAGTGCACCACCACGTAAATAAGATTTAACTAATACTTTAACAGCATCAGCCCATCCTTCAATACTATCACCTACAAGGTAACGTTTTGATTTTAATGGTTTTCTTACAACAGGTAACTTTTCAATATGATGTTTTTGAACACTATATCCTACCCCACAACCAGAAAGAAGTAAAAACATTATTTCGCTGAAAGAAGCGATGTCATCAATAGGCAAATAAGAGCAATTAAATATACGAGCATTATTGATGTCAACGGGCTTACCTGCAAATTGCATCGATCGCATTGATGGTAATACTTTTTTATCGTAAACAAATTTATAAGCTTCTTCAATTTCATTTTTTAAATTTGGGAATTTTTTTAAATGCATTTCTTTGTTTCTATCAACTAATTCCTTCCATGTTTCTCTTCTGTTTAATTCTGGTCTGAATTTAGCGTACTTCATGTACGTTGTTAGGTCAGATAAGATTTCTTGTGTTACGTCCATTTTGATTTATATATTTAAAAGTTAAGTGTACAATATCATGCTATCTCTCGACAGCCTTTCTTTTTTTATGTTTTGATTTTTAAAGTAAGCGACTATCTAATTCAGTCATCTGGAGATATAAAATAAAATCTTCAAATATGTCTTTAGGTACACCTTTAAGTGACAAAGCATGTTCTTGAAGAAGTGATTCTGAAATTCTGTCGCTAGTGTTCTCTAATAATAATGGTTTAAAACTACTAAAAACTTCATTAATAAGTTCTAATTCTTCAAAACTGTCACCAAAATCTTCAGTTTCTTGAAGATATTGATTCATTAATTCTTCTATTTTGGTTTTAGAGTATACCATTTTTATAGAGTTTTTTTACTTCCTTAATTATTGTTGTTGTTAACTTAATGATAGCTTCTTTAAGTTTTTGTAACAACGCTTTTTTCTGTTGTCCTATACGAAGACCACTAAATGGAACTTCAACGTTCTTCATATGGGGTTCTAAATATTGACGATATGCATTTCCTGCTAAAATAACAAACTTATCTTTATCAAGATTATAACCTTTTTGTTTTAATTGACCCAACACAGTCTCAGCCCATTTCTCACGATCTGGAGCTGGCATTTCTTTTAATGTCTTATTATATGGCTCAATTTTAGCACGTAATGGTACTAAATGATACTTAGCGGAAATAATATATATATCATTTGGGCTAGTAAGTTTCTTAGCATATTCAAGTTGTTTCTTGAATAAGTCAGAATTATATAGTTCTTCAGCTGGAGCTGCTTGACTTTCTTTACCCGCGGAACATGATACTAATACAACCTTACTCATATAGGTATAAATATAATTAGGTTAACTATTATTATTAAGTTCAAAAAACTTCTTTTTAAGTATATCTCTATCTACAGAGTCAAAGTTTTCATTTAATTTGACTGGGCGTTCTCTTTCAAGTGTTTCTTCATCTAACTCATCAGTGTCAATTTGTATATGACCTGTTGATGTGTCTATGACAGCTGAGTAAGTGACACCATCCATACCATATCTATTTTTCATAATATGGAATCTACCAGTACCATTTGATTTATCTTGACGTCGACGTGAAATTGACATTGCAAAATCAGTAATCATCATTTTATTATATGAACCAGCAGCTTTATCACCCTCAATAATATTGTCATTAGCACCTGCTCTATTAACCTGACTTACAGACCAAATTGGAACATTTAATTCACGTGCTAAACCTTTAGTAGCAACATAAACATCATCGATTTCTTCTTTACGTTCTTTACTTGTTCTATTAGCGCGTAATAAATCAACATAGTCAATAATCACTAAATCAGGCATTTGATCTAAATCTCTACATTTTTGAATATGTGCTTCAATAGTACTTATAGTTGCTTTACCTGTTGGATATTCTTTAATAACCAATTTACCAGATAAATTAGATACTGTTTTTTCAACGTCTGTTCTATGGTTTTGAATGTTATTTACTGATATGTTAGTAAAACAAGCATCATATCGTTTACCAACATATGCTTCACTTAACTCAAGTGTATAGTGATTAACATTAAATCCAGCTTGTACAGCTGCTGCTCCTAAAGCAATTAATGACCAACTCTTACCACCACCAGGACCTCCAAATATTAGTCCAAAATCTCCTCCACCTAGTCCACCTTGTAGTAACTGATTAATACCAGGCCAAGGTGTGGCAACTGGATTTCTATATTCTTCACGATATCTGTCTTCAACATCTTTTTCATATTCATGGCCTAAATTCTTATCCATACCTGCTTTTAACGCTGAATCAATTAAATGTCTAATATCATCATACATTCCAGATTGTAGTAAATCTACAGATGTTAATAATGCTTTCTTTAGTTGTTGGTTTTTACAAAAATTACTAAATTCAGCTTCAACATATTCAGCATCTTCATTTGTTGCTTTATATGCTTCTTTTAATTGTTCTACTACTGATGTTTTTAATACTTCATTATCTATTTTCTTTACCTCAATATGTAAAGTGTCTAATGTAGGAGTAGCATGCCATTTATCAAAATACTTAATAATTGTTTCTACTAACCATTGGTGTGCTTGGTTATCAAAATATTCTGGTGTAGCAACATCACGAATATTAAGTAAGAATTTTTTATTCTTTAAAAGCGAGCTAATAACCTTGGTTTGAAAATTCAAACCATACTGATTTAATTTGCTAAAAGCAACCATAACTATTTTAATTTATATACCTGAAGATAAGAAAAAATTTCGTTAAGCCAAATCTCTACGTTAGGGATTGAATTACCTAATCTGTCTTCATTGTAAAACTTTATGAAATGTAACTTATCTAATCTATTAGGTTCGTTTGTTAATACTTGTTCTATTTCTTCTAAACTGTCTTCTGGTAAGTCAGGATCAGACAAATCCATTAGTTGTTGATTGATAAGTAGTTGTTTTTTAAAGTTAACTATATCACCATACAATCCATGTTCATTAACTAACTCTTCAGACTTAGTAAATATACTATCTAATGTGACTGCAAAATTAGCCTCTAATTCTGGGAATAATTTAAATAGTTTTTTAGGTCCTAATCCTTTAACACCAGGTATATTATCTGAATCATCACCCATTAATATTTTTTTATTAATAAAGTTTTGAGGATATAAACCATACTCTTCCTTTACTAATTTAGGTGTATAGAATTTCTTCTTAATAGGTGAGTACACTGTTACTTTATCATTTACTAATTGTAGAAAATCTTGGTCAGCAGACATTATATGTACTTCGCCATCTAATTTATTTGTTATATAACCTATAACATCATCAGCTTCTACTTTATCAATAGATAATAAATCAACAGGTAAACACTTTAAATACTCTACTAAACGTAACATTTGATTTTCAATAGAGGCTGATTCATCTTCTTTACCATCAAAACCATCCCAATTAGTTATACGTTGTAGTTTTCTATGTGCTTTATATTCTGGGTATAGATTCTTTTTATTAGTAGTGCTACCATTGCCATCAAATACTAGAATAACTCTTGTAGGCTTAATATGACGAATTGCAAAACCAATCGATTTTAAGAATCCAGTGAGCCCACCGATGTGGGCTCCACTTGGATTCATATGATTGATCATGGCAAAACTTCTTAAAAAGGTATTCATTGAGTCTACTAAGAGTACCTTACTGTTTAAATACAAGGCTTCTTGCTTAGTATTCTTAATATTGGACAGTATATCTTTAAACGTCTTGTTCATCGTCATTATCGATTTCAATCATTGGAGATATCTTACTACTTTCTTCCCACTCACTATTATCCTCAGTAACCTTTATCTCATCAATTTTTACTCCCTCACCAAACCATTCATGAGCATGAGCTGCTTTATAAGCTTTCTCATCATCTTTGTCATCTGGAATGAATCCATGAGGTGTAACAATTACTGTTGATGTGGTAGCAATTCCACAATCAGCATGAATTTTATCGATAGCAATCTTAGTACGTTTAGCAAATTCTACTTTCTTACCCTTATGTTGAGCGTGAATCTTACTTGTACCACTATTTGTAACATTACCAAATGTAATTACAATTGAGGCGTCCCAATACATTGTATTACCACCTTTATTAGTCATACGAGGTTGACTCATAGGAGTTAAAGCTGGTTGAACACCTGTTTTATTAATTATAAAGAATGTGTTAGTAAACTGATATGATTCTTTACGTGATAGTGGGATTTTCTGATTGATAAAATTACCAAACTGTGTAGCCATCGCTCCAGCGTTCCACATTGGATTGTTTTTACCTTGTTCAATACTCATATCACATGGTATAGAACCTACTGAATCCCATAAGAATAATAAATCATGAGGTAAGTTACCTTTCTTTTGTTCATCTAAAATGTCAGCCATAAATGCTGCTACATCCTCAATTGAATTAAGAGTTGATCTATCAACATATAGAAAAAAACCTTTGTAATTTATTACTTCACCTGTAGCTTCATCAGCTTCAGCTTCACATTGAAAGCCCATTTTTTGAGCATGAGCGAAATCCCATTTCATCTCAGTAATGATAAACACCGGTAGAATGCCCATTTTCTGAGCATTCACCGCTGTTTCAATCATTAATGTTGTTTTACCTGTATCCGAGCCGCCTCTAGCTATGGTAATATGTCCCATAGGCACGCCTGGTATTGATAAGGCATCTTGTACTGCAGGTGAGAATGGAATCCACTTTTGGGTTTTAAAGTTAGACGATTGGTCTAGCTTTTTAGTTTTCTTGAACTTGTCAAGATCAAATGTACCCTTAATTGCTTGTGATACACTTGCATTTACACTTTTAGCAGATTTAGCCATTTTAATTACTTGTTAAATAGTTCATCAAATTCATCTTCATCAAACCCTTTTTTCTTAGTGTTAAGGGTATAGTTAGCCTTAGGAGCTTCTTGTACTGGTGTTTCAGTAACTTCTTCAGTTGTTTCTTCACCATTGTCCTCAGATGGTTCTAACCATTCCATTAACATAGTCTTCATTTCATCAAACTCATACTTTTTATAGAGTGATAAAACATCAGGCTGTTCACTAATCCATTTCTTAATAACTTCATTGTCTTCAGTCAATGGGCTAGTTTTCGGTTTAATACGAATAGATGATTTGTTGAACTTAGTACCTGTAACTTCAGGACCAACTGTATCAACTGTTAAATCTCTACCTTCCATAATGTCGGTGTAGTCTCCGATATCCTCATCTTCAGCGATACCTAATAATTCAAGATACATTTCCTTACCAAATTGCCACATGCGAACACCTTTGTCTTCTTCACCACGGACAATAACAGGTACAAACACCCTCATTTTAGGTTCAATCTTCTTAGCTAATGACCAATTTTCTTTGTCACTAGTTTTACGAAGTTGCTGTGCAAACTCAACAATTGGATCTTTTTCTCCAAAGTTAGTTAATGCTAACATGGTTTTGTTTCCAATACCATAATGGAACATTACTTCTTTGAACGGATTTGCCTTGTTGAATTTAGATGGAACAATACGAATCACTGATTTACCAACTGGTGGAACCCAGAAATTCTTGGCACGGTCATCTTTGTTTCCGCCGCCTTTACCTTTGTTTTGCAACGATTGCATACGTTGCTTGATTTGTGCTAAATCCATAACTGTTTATTATTTTAGAATTAAATATAAGATAAGTTAAGCCAAAGGCCAAACTTAGAGATTTATAATCTTATAGATAGTTGTTTCCAACTTACGAAGATCAGGACCATTTGTTAATAAAATGGTATTCTTGTAATCGTTCCACTCAACTTTATAATTAGGATCAGCGTAACCATTATTCAACGTTTTGATTAAAGTATTCAAAGCATTAATAGTATATAATGTATTTGACTCTTTCTTGCGATGTAATAATATAGTATTAGGTAATACAGTGGTTGTACTTAAATTACCTGGGTCAATATTATATGTGTAGATAAATTCATCACTATCCTTAGACTCTAAAATAAAAATTTTATTGAATAAGATAGAATAGCGGGCTGTAATAACCTCAATTGTTTGATTTATGTCTTCCTTCTTTGAGAAGGTTGCGAATAACTTGTTTGCCAATTCCTCTATTGTTAAATTCCATGTCATAAATATGTTATTTTTTAATTAAAGCACCATAGTTCTCGCCAATACTCATGCGAGTTGGAAAACCATCAGCTTCTAATTCTTGTTTAATTTTTGGTAATAGTTTAATATCTTCTTTAGCTACATCCAGTAATATTGAATCATATGTGTATAATACTATTTTAGTTTTTTTACTATATAGTAGTTTTAACACACGCTGTAATGTCATTGTGTTATAATATGTTTCGTAAGCCTGGATTAGATAGCTTAATATTTTATTTTTATTTGGTTCTTTTATTTGACCAGCCCATATATTAGGACCACTAGGTAATTTTAAATGGTTGGTATGTTTAAAATCCTGCCATTGTTTATCTAACCATTCATTTAATTTACTAAAAAATGGAAACCATGCATATTCATCTCTAATACCACCATATATGTTTTGAAACATTATTTCTTTAGGTATTTCATCATATGGTTCACCTTCAAATGTATAACCAATTGCCTTAGCAATGATTCGTGGATGGTAAGCACTATAATCAAATTCAACAAATATATAATTATTTGGTTCAAATGATTCACGTGCGCCGTCCTTAGGTAAAGCTGCAAAATTAACGCCATTAAAGGCGTTTGACGGACGAGTAGTTAAATTATATAAATTATATTGTGTGTAAACTGTATTCCCGTAAATCGAATTATCTTTCCAAGTAGTTTCAAAATGTTTATTAAACTTACGTGGATCAATACCTATACCATTTTTCTCAATTTGATAAAATACTTCAGTATAATGAGAATTTAAAAATGAATTGTCACCATGCCACTTAGAAAGAAGTAATTTATCTATCACACTAGTGTATATTTTTTCCCATTTCTCATAATGTTTAGGTATTGGTATCAGTGTGTTTAATTCATTTATATAATATTTTTCACGATTAAAGTCAGTATGTACTTTAGTATCAAATTGTGATTCATCAACATAATCATTAAAATTAACATCAATTAAATTATCACCTGGTAAGAAATACAAATGAAATTTCTTGTCTAACACATATACTTTCTCAATGCTATATATAAATTGTTTGACTGTTAACCAATCTAATTTAAATGCTTCACTATGGTCAATAGGTAATATATAACCTTTTTCTCCATCATTATAATATACTAAACATGGTTTAGTTAAAGATGGATGGCGATTATCATTTGTTGTGATAATATTAACAAAACATTTGTTTGATTCTGGTTTGCCTAAGTATTTAAGTTGTTCTTCTGTTTCAACAATGTAATACATAACCTTTATTATAGGTTAAATATAACAAGGTTAACTTGGCTTACCAAACTGGATTAAGTCTGTGAAATATAGAGATAAGTTAGGTATAAACTTTTCAGCCTCTTGAATTGATCTTTTGTTAGTGTCAATTATACCTGAGGCTATTCTGATATTATCTTTATAAGTATCATGTAATGGACCTGTTAATTTCCAAGTGACATTAGCAAATTTATATAATGTTTGTAAATCATTACTTTGAATTACTTGATTATATTTATCAGATTTTACCTCAATAAAATCGTTTAATCGAGTACTAATAGTTGGTTTTAATACAAATCGTATGAAATAACCATTATTATAGTCCTGTTGTGTAGGTATTATAAAATCAGCTGTAAATGCTGTTTTAGGTAATGAGTTTGGATTAAGTGTAGAGTAAATGCCTCCAAATATATTAGTGTTAGATGATTGAGATACACTTTCTAATTCAACACTATTACTAGTCCATGTTTGTCCAGTATAAAACTTATTATCAGTAGTTGTAAAATAATATCCACTATAGGATTGACCATTTGATTTAATAATAAAGTCTCCTCCATTAGTAAACCCACTAGATATAATATTTGATACTGGTGTGTACATGATTAATATATAGAAAATACTTTTCCAGCGTTTAATTCTGTTTTACTTGGTTGGAATTGAGCATCTATTGAATTAAAAAATCCAGAGTCCACTATATAATTATAATATATTTTAAATAAATCACTATTATTTTTTGGAAATCTATAATAAAAAGTTTGTGGATCTGATGTTGATATGAAAAGCCCATCTTGTACTAAAGCATTATTATTAAAAGTATATTGTACACCACCTGTTGGAGTTGTATTACTTTTAGTAAACTCAACATAATCTGGACTTCTAAATACAAATGAATCTTTTAACCAATCATTTGGTGATGAATTAAGTTTTAATGGAAATGATAAAAATTTATCAAGATTAGATGTTATTACAGGAACAGATACAATTCTGTTTTGTCCATTTACTGTTATTTCAGCAAACGCTCTAACATCATCAAGTGTTTTTAAATTATTTAGTTTTGTAACTAAATCAGTGTTTCCATCATTGGTTGCTTTAGCTATAGCGGCTGGTCTCCAAACATTGGTATAGAATTTAGCTACATCTGGTTCAAATATATCTCCAAATGTTGTTGAATTTATAAGTGCAGGAGGATAAGTATCACCACCACGTCTTCCATAAGTATAATAAGCAAAAAAGTAATGATCTTTATCTGATTCATTAAAAAACTCAGCCCCAGCATCTGCTAAAGCATCAGTTGTATCTTTCCAAGTTAATGTGCTTAATTTATTAGAATCAACATAACTCTTAGTATATCCATAAACATCTAAAGATATTTTAGTCATATAATCAGCTAATACACTCCATAAAATAATATTAGATTCTCTTCTTTCAATAAGTTTACCTAATTCTTCATTAAGTTTATTTAAATCAACTAACTCTTGTTTAATATTTTCATTATCTAGAAGACAAACCTGAGTTTTAACCACTGTTGTCCAGTCATTATTTTGCAAACTATGAGATAATCCTGTTATAATAAATCCTATGTTACTAGAGCTATATTGAGATGGTAATATATTTTTATTAATTTTAAAAATTTGTCCTTGTACTAAACCAGCTATACCATCTAATATTATTTCTAGTTCAAATGGAATAATAGCTTTGAAATTTATATCATCTCCATTTAATTGAAGATAAAATGTTTTTAATAAAGATGAAGCATTAGATATTTCAGTTGGAGTTGGATAAGTTATTTTAGCTAAACTTCCTCCTGTATCAATACCTATACATTTACTATTAATGTAATTTTGTAATACAACTAAGTTAGTAAATATCTTCTTTATATAATCAAAGTAAGTTGGGTATTTATCATTCCATATTACTTTATCAAGTGCTATTCTGTCTCTTAATCCACGGTTAAAATAATTCTGAGTTGATGAATATAAATCACCTACATTAGCATTGCCTGATTGGGCAGCTATAGCCATCATAGTAGACTGAGATTCAAATACTCGGGATGATATTTTAACATCGCGACATATACTTTTTAATCCTAATAAATCAAATTCATATTTTGTTTTACCAGCTCCTTTTTCTAAATATTTAATATCAATTATTTGAGCTGAACTTTTAGTTGTATATAATTGAAAATCATTTATACCACCTAAAGCTTGAGATATTTTATTTAGTAATGTTTTTAAAAAAGATATAACTGAAACATCAGTAGTACCTCCTGACTCAGAGCGATATATTTCAAGTATTTTAGGTATAGCTATAAAAATATTACCTATTTTACCTAAAGTGTTATCATCTAAAAATTGTTCATCACTTACAGTACTAGCGACATCAATATAATATGTGTTAGTATTAGGATCATACTTAGTTATTGTTTTAGGTAAAGCACCATCAGTTGGTAAACCTGTTATAAAAGTAGCTTTACTATTATATATAATACATGTACTTGGATCTACAGAAACTGAATTTTTACTAGCTAAACAAGGTGTATCATTTGGTATTAATATTTGAGATATAGTTTTATTATTGGCATCTTTAAAATTAAAATATAAATTTAAAAGAGCTATAAAATAATCCATTTTAATATATTCAATACCAACACCATCAACATTACCATCTGTTAAAAGAAATTTACCAAAAAGTGAAGTATCCCCATCAGATGGGTATAAATCACTTTGAATTGTTTTATTATATAATGCTGTTGTTGAACCTGAAATAGCATATAAAGGAGCTTCAAGTCTATTTTTAAAATCATTTTTAAAGTCTGATACTGAATTATTAGTCACAGCACTTGATGTTGTGGCAAATTGTCCTACTCTATTTGGATCATTACTATTTATAAACTCAGCTGCATTAATTACAGCTGAATAATTCAACATTAATGATTCAAACAAAGATAATGGTGGGGTAGAAGTTGAAGCATCTAATGTTGATATAAAAGAAGGTCCATTGCTGCTTAATTTTAAAGTTGAAATAACCTCACCTCTAGATATTAATACTGTTGTGCATTCAAAACCTCCATTTTCCATTAATTGCCATGAAAAGTTCTTAACATAACCTAACATAGCATCATAATTACCATTTGTTGATTGGTTTAATGATTCTATTTTTCTATATATAACTTCATCTGATGTGATATCTTTGGGAGGTGATATTATATCATTATCATAAAAAATATCAATAGTAGGAGTATCAAAATTTCTTATAGATACATTATCTAAAGTATTACTATAATTCTCAGTTCCATCATCTTTTTTAATGAATTTACCTGATTGCAGATATTGAGACCATCCCCATTCAAGTAGAACAGAATAACCTGTTCTCATGTATAATAATTCTAACTCTTCTAATTGATGTTTATCCCAAGCATAGAATTTAACAGTAGCTTCTCTTAATGAACCATAAGCTGATTTGTTATTTATCTGAATAGAAGTAATACCAGGCAATGGTCTATATCCAAGTGGTCTGTCTCCTCCTAAGTCAATGTCTGAAGCATAGGCGCTACTTCTTTTACCAGTACCAGATCTTAAAGTAAATTTATTTGTACCAATTCCTTGATTATCTTTTTCTTCAAATAATGTTCCTCCTTCTAAAATATACTTTCTAGCTAATTCAGATCCTTTATATGTTTTAGTACCTATTTTTACTCCTTCATATCCAGTAATATTACTGTTATTATCAAATATTGGATTGTAACAATCAACAAAAGATTGCATTTTAACCCATGCATTCTTTCCAGCTACATAACGTAAAAATTTATCATCACGATATACACTGCCAACTTGTTGACCAGGTTTACCTTGTTGTGATACAACAACCTGTCTAGCAGTTAATTGATCTTGAACATACTGTTTTAATGTGTCTTTAAATATAGACATAACTTAATTAAGCGTTTAATATATCCAAACTTCTAATTATATCAGCGTCAAATATTGGTATTCTCAGTTGATATCCTAAAGGTGGATATAAACTATCTTTAGGTAAATCAGGATTGGCAGCTGATATGATCCACCAATATGATGAGTCTTGATAAAATTGGTAAGCCAAATTATCTAGTCTATCACCATATTGAGTGATAATATAAGCGTCATCTATTGATAAAGGAATATTTGGATATCGTGTTGATGAACGATATCGCGGTGTATTTTCCGTTTTAATTATATTGTTAAATTCATAGCGATCCATAATAATAAATATGAACTTAACTTACCTTTTTTAACTTGATGGTACTTCTTTATAAGGATATGCTTTACGATCCACACCAATAAATGGTATAAAGCTGTTAGCTGTTGTTTTTCTAGGTAAGAAAGTATGTATTGGTTTAAATGATAAATTTATCTTTAACATCATTGGTAATTCATTATCACCATAATGTTGTGTTATAGGCTCACGAAAATCATTGTTAGTTAATCCAACATTCCATGGGCCATCAAATAAACCACCTATTTTAATATCTGTGAACACACCTGGTTGTCTAAATATATAATCACCAACTGTTAAATATCCTATATTACCTCTCATTTTTAATTGAGAACTGTAATCAGGAGTAAATGTTGACATTAGATAATTTAGTTTATTATATATAGGATCTAATTCAGCTCTAGTATGAGCAAATATTGTAAAAGCTACTCCTATATCTCTTGTAAATCCATCATACACAAAAAATTCTTCACCACGACCCATATAACGATATGGACTCCATTTAGCTGTCATTCCATCATCAAAACTATCTATATAAGCTCTAAAAGCTAATACATCTGTATTCACTATAGTACCACTGTTTGTTTGTGTACCTAAAACATTATTATTTAAAAATTCAATTCTAAATTTAATTAAATCTTTACCAAAATCTCCATCTACTTTATTTTTTACTTCTGTAGATATAGCGTCAGTAACTTCACTTGTTTTTTTATTTTTATTATCTATATAAAATACTTTACTATTAACAATTTTAATAACGTTAATAGAGTCAACTTTACTAGGTGTAGAAACACCTAATTTAGCTTCAATATTATTATTAACATCATTAATACCATATAATGGAGATGTTTCTAAAACAGAAGTTAAGTTAACTGCGTTTGTTACTGGATCAACTAAAGCTTTAGTTTGTTCACCTAGTTCTTCACTTGTTAATGGTGTAAAACCATTTAATAGAGTACCTAATCTTCCTCCTATAGGAATGTTTATTGGGACTAGTTGACCTGGTAGTATTACTGGTTTAATAGTAGGAAGATCATTAGTTCGTATTGTTGTTCTGTCAAAATAAGATCTAACAGTAGTTTGACCAATACCATAAACTGAATTAGGTCCTCCTAAATAACGATCTAAAACAATATTATCCACATTTGGATCAGTTGGAGATGTTATTTTAGAAGTATATCTAAGAAGTTTATTTCTAGCATCTTTATTGATAGAAAAATTATTTGTACCATTACCTAAACCGTCAGATCCAAAATTATTAAAATAAGCTACTCCACCTACAGGACTATCAACATCACCGCCATATTTTTGAGTATCTTGAACATTACCTAAAAGTCCTGGTTGGTCAAAGTGTAATCCAAAAGCAGTTCCTGCTACAGATAAAGCAGTACCAATACCAGTATATTGGCGGTTAAATCCACCTAATAATGGAGGAGGTGTATTTGGGTTTCCTCTCCATTCTAGTCTAGGATTAGATAATTGTAAACCAACTTGTTTAAGTAAAAATAAAACACCTCTAGCGTTGTTATCTGTTCCTCTTGTAACAAATCTTCCCAGACGAGATACATCTTGTCTTACTGCTAGAGCAACATTTAAAGCCCCACCACGTATAAATCCATCATCAGCTAATCTATATTGATTACCATCAGTTGGAATAGTTGGTTTTTGAGTATTAGTTACATTTGGAGCATTAGCCGTACCAGAAAAACTACCATTATTATTGGTGTTATTATAGTATGGAGCATAACTGCTCCAGTTATTATTTAGAGTGATAAACGGCATTCACTAATTTTATTTTAGTATCTACCATCACGAGGACCTTTATCTCTATAAACTCCACCTAAAGATGGATAGTAAGGTCTACCAGCAAAGTTATCAGGTACAGACACTGGAGGATTCGATTGAGGGACTAAGAATGAACCTTGTACTCTTCCAGTTAACAAGTCTTGAGAGGCTTGTAAAGCATTAGAATTAGCTAAAGCTTGAATGTTTGAAGTTGTACGTTGTCCTTCATTTTCAAAGTTAGGACCAGGTTGTCCTTGTAAACTTAAACCCTGAGGTGTAGATCCATTTAATTGGTTTCTTATTGACATCTTGTTACGTTTTAATGTTTGATATAAATATGTTAAGCAAATGAGTTAGGTGCACCATATTGTGATTGGGCTGTCTGAAGTCGTAAAATAGCATCAGTACCTGCGTTAACTGTCACTGGTCTTGATGCTAAATCAGCTATACTTCTTGTCATAGCTTCTAATTTAGATTCTACACCACCAGTTAAATTAATTGAATCTACTGGACCTGATATTACATCATTTCCTCTAAATAGATTTGTACCGGCAATTACAGTATCATTATTGTTTAAAGCATATGATCCTTTAGGTGTTATTAATGTTCTATCTCCATATCCTGAAAACATATCATCTGCTTTGGCACTACCTACAGAAGACATAATAGCTGCTGTTAATATACCTCCTAAAGCTAAACCAGCTGCACCTCCAGTTAATAATGAAGCAGGACTACTGAAAGCTGCTCTCCAACCTGATGCTATAGCTGATCCTATTTCTAATGCCTTTAAGGCTCTAGCTGCTTTAATTAATGATCCAAATCCAACTAAAAGTTTAGTTATACCACTAGCAGCCAAAACACCAATAATTGTAGCTATACCACCTGTTGAATTTAACATCTCAGCTATACTACCAACCATTTGTCCTAGTGGACCTTCAACTAAACCAGCAATAGTTTCTTTTAAACTCTGGAATGTTTTTTCTAATTTTTCAGCTGAAGCTTGTTGTTGTAAACTTACAACTAAAGAATCTTGTTCACTTAATCCTCTTTCACGAGCTATTCTAAGTTGTTCTTCAGCTGTTTTACCTGTTACATCACCTAACTTATTAAAAGTTTCTTGTTCAGTTAACATACCAGCTAATTCTTCTCTTGAGAAACCAAGAGCCTTAGCTACAGCTTCTTGTTGTAATCTATTCATTTTGTTGAACTCATGAATGTTACCTGTTTGTTCAGCTATAGCATTCATGTATCCAACTTGATCATTATTTAAAGCTGCTTCTCTGGCTTTTTCTAAGTTAATAGCTTTACCAGTTAATAATTCAGCCTCAAGTTCATTTTGAATTGATGATTCAAAGTTTAAAAGTGATTGAGCTGAAGCATCCATTTTATCTAAACTAGAACCTAATGATTTTGCTTGTACTACTGCTTTAGCTAACGCTTCTGGATTTTGTTTAAAATTAGCTAATGTAGCTTTACTTAGTTTTCCTATTTCAGCAAATACTTGTTTAGCATTAACTTGTATTCCAAATTGTCTTTGTGCTTGAACAATACCAGCAGCTATAGTTTTATTTGTATCACTTAATTCTTGATTATTTAAAACTCCTAACTTATATATTTGAGTAGATTCATCTACTTGTAATCCCATTTGTTCAGTCATCTTGGTTAACTCATGATAAGTTTCTCCACTTAACTGAACTTGTAATCCTAAAGATTCAGCAGCTGCAGCCATTGATTTAGCATAATCCGCTCCAGTGAATGTTACATCACCCATTTCGCGGCCTACACTCTTAGCTTCACCAATTAATACTTTAGCTTGTTCTGTACTAGTACCTAATGATCTTCCTAAACCAGCTACTTGTTTATTTACTTCTAAGAAACCACTATATAAATTTTTTAGATCATTACCTAATGAACTAAATGCTTTTTTAGCTATTGAACTATACACAGCTAAACTTGTAGCTGGATCATTTAATGCTCTTTTTAGTCCATCAAATAATGTACTAGTTGCTTTTTTAAATGCTGCGTTTAAATCACCTGTACGCTCATATTCTTCTTTTAATTCTTCATTAGCGGCTTCAAGATTCATAACTTGGGTAAAAGCACCTAACCCAAGTTTATCCATTAACCCAGCTGCTCCTTGTAATACTGCTCCTCTAATATTAAGTTCCTTAGTGATATTTTTTTCTTTCTCTAAAGAATCACTTATTTTTTTACCTAATATTTCTTCAATTTGGAGTCTATCGTATCCTTTAGCTACAGCTTCATCATATTCTCTTATTAAATTTCTTTCTAACTCAGTTTCAGCTCCTTTAGCTTTAATAATATCAACAGCATTAAAGAGAATATCTTTATTTTTCTTAAATTTTTTCTGTAAGTTTTCTAAATCCTTAGCACTTAATTTATTAATACCTTCTTGATGACGAGCTAAGTCATCTGCTATAGTATTTAACTGTTTAAATGCTACAACTCCTTTATTAGCGTTTACATTTAATCCTTTTACATCACCTAAAACATTGGCAAAAGTTTTGGCTAAATCACGAGTTGAAAAAGCCATCCTATCAAAATAGTCATCAGCTACACGAGCAGCCTCAGCTAAAGCTACTTGATCTTCTCTAAGTGTCTCAGTATTTTTTCTAATAGTATCAACAGAGAAGCCCATAGCCTTATAGTACTCTTGTACTCGTCTAATGCTGGCTTCAAATTCTTGTTGCCTTCTTAACTCTTCTGGAGTTGGTGCTGCCATTTAAAAATATTAAGTTTTACCGTGTATAAATATTAAAACGCCCTATTTCTTGGGCGTTTTTGCTGATGTTGTGAAATCAGCCTGAGGTATATTAGGTCTGGCTACTTGTTTATTATTACTAAGTGTTGTGCTTTTACTTTGTGTTCTTTCATATTCTTCGTTTTGTTTTTCAATGTAATCATTGATTTTACGAATATGAAATTTACGCATTTGTATAGGCATATTATACACCTCACTATAAATAAATCCACCATTTCCATGATAAATTAAATCATGGACTTCAGTCATGAATATAGGCTTATAAGCTGGTATCAGGCCAAAGAAAGTTAATTCCAATTGGTAAATTGACGCCCTCCACAACGTCACCACCTGGTGTAGTATAATTAAACTTTAATGGAAGATCTGGTTCAATTTCTTTATATTTTTTTCTTAAAGCTCTTGAATCACCTACTAACATAGAGTCAGCAAATTTTCTAATATCTTCTTGTTCTCTACTTCCATTAATTGAAGTAATCATATGTTTTAAACGTGTTGTGATATCATAAGAACCATTTGGATTAACACGTTTTAATCCTTCAACTTCTTTATCAATTCTTTTTTCATCACCATGAGTTAATAACTTAAAAGTAACAATAGTTTTACTTGGTAAAGTTAATTCAAACTCATTTTTACCTTGTTTTAAAACTGAATGTATTGGTTTAGGATCAAGTAATGACAAATCCACAGTAACATTTTGTTTAATTCCTGTTTCTGGATCATCATATTCAAACTCATAATCTTTACCATATCCTAAAATACGAGCAGCTATTAATAAGGCATTCTTATCACCAATTAATAAATCATTATAACTAATAGGAGTAACAATCAATGATTGCAATAACTTATCAATTACAATACCTTGTTTAATAAAGTTAACATTGGTTAAAATGTCTTCTTCTTTAGCAGTCATGTACTTCATTTCAAGTACACCTTTAGATAATGGAGAGTCAGGTGAGTAAGGTAAACCTTTTGATGGTAATTCTACTTGTTCAGTTGGAAACTTTAATTTTTCTTCCATAACGTATTTATTGTTTTATATATATAAATATACAAAGATAAAAAAAGCCGTCCAAAAGGACGGCTCTTTAAAATGTGTTGAACTGAATTAGTAGTTCAAGATACAGTAATCCATAGCGATTGTGGTAGTGATGCTTACATAAGCTTCATTTGCCCAATCATACTCACCAAAGTTAGCTTCTTTAACATAAGCACCTTTGATAATCCACTCACCTACTACATCACCAACTGGTCCTAAGATATCTAAACGTAAATCTTTTTTATA